CAGCTCTTCCGGGGAGATAACCTCACCCGCCCTGATAAGTTGCGCGATTCCGCAATAAGTTTGCAACGGTTCCAGGAAATTTTGGGCCAATGTTTCCAGATCAAGCATGCGTCGAATCATCTCCTTAACCTAAAATTTAGGGAGTGTAAAAATAAAAGGCCGCTTTATTCCCAAGTTGGGAATTAAGAGGCCTTTTGCCAAAGAATGCATCTTTTCTTATCATTGTGAAGAAACATTTTTCGATAATACAATTTTAAACTGAAATAACCCTCAAAAACTGCAAAATTTTTGCAAGTAATGATGGTGTTGCTATTTAGGTTATTTAATGCACATTTTTTATTGTGTTACATTTCGGGTCACTTTTTGTGACATATTCGCCATTGACAAACACCTCTCAATGAAAAGTTATTCTTTTATTCAGCGTTTTCTACTTCGGAAGATTCTATCGAAAAATCATCAGGGACCTCTACCCACTCAGAATATTGTTCATTAATTATTTTTGGGTGAACCCATGTCGAAGGAAACCATGGCGGATTTGATTGAGTATGACCGGTATTTTTATTTAGCCACATATTACCACGCCTCCACATAAAGACCATAGTAACCGGTAGTTTCAGCGCTTCCGGTATAGGAGTTACCTAGTAGTATTATATCCGCTGCCCCAGTTATTATCTTTATTTTTTCATTCGTAATACTGTGAATACATATTCCATATGAAAGGTCATTTCGAGTTATAATCGATACAGGATAATCAGTTAGATACTTTTTGTAAAATATTTGTATTTTAATGTTCTGGGTATTTAAAACATTTTCAAACACATATTCAGAGCCTAATACCACGGATTGCCATCCTAAAAAAGCGCTACCTTTATTACCGTCACGTTTGCCGATCCCTTCGTTGCGCATATATCTAAAATTTGAATCGTCAATTATTATAACATTCGTTGAATCAGTTTTAACAAATCCAAGGGCGATGCTATTTGCTGGTAATGCATCAGTTACGATATTTTTTTCTACGCCATTGTTAGTATATCGGCAAGGGAATATTAATCGATTGAAAATTGCCCCAATTTCTGCGTCGGTGAGGGCTACAGCCTTTAGATCATAGTAATCAATTATCGCCGCATTATAGTTTGCTGCCGTTGAATTCCTTAAAAAATATATCTGTCCCGCCGTCGTGTTAAAAGTAGTGGATAAAGTATATACTTTGTTTCCGTTTACAAAAACATCAAGTACAGTGCCGTTATACCTTACAAATATCAAATATTTTTTGTTTGCTTCCACATCATAGCCGGTATCGCAAATATTTGATTGTTCTCTAACCTTTAACCGCGCGCCCTCTGTATATAGATGGTAGTTTCCATATATTTTTATATATCGGATAGTCGAACCGGATACAGTTAAAGGAGTATATAAAATTATTTCGGTTCTGGAACTCGACCCGGAAACTCCAATGCTATTATTCGTTGATAGATAACTGCTGGTTCCATTTCCTTGCAATGCCGTATCAATCCAACCGGAAACAGAGGTACAATTTGAGGTAGTGGTTATATGTGCATTAGTCCCGGATGTATCCAAGGGATTGCTTTGGTTGAAAATATATCTTGCCACCGAGGTGCCGTTCGGATCGGGGAATACTCCATATTGTTTATCTAGTACCGGATTAACATTTAACTCATCGGGATTTAACTTAGCACATATGATAGTGGCTTTATTCGGATTCAGTGTCACAGTTTTATTTACTCCGGCATCCTCCTCCAAACGATGAAATCTGCCGCCAACAATCCCTTCAAATGGAGAAACATCAACCGATAATCCAGTTCCTGCGTTTATTTTTCCGTCATAAGTTCCATTTGAATTTGGCAAAATGCAATCCCGCGAAAACGCGCCAAAAATATTCTGAAATTCATGCCGGTAAACCAGGGAGCGGTTTTTTAATGTGGGGTTAGGCCAATTGCCATTGAAATTACTCATGTTATCCTCCTTTAATAACCAACAAATTGTAGCGAGGCCAGTTCCCCGGAAATTAGATTTCCCGCGGAATCCTTGGCCTTAATCGTAGCGCTCGTCTCACTGATTTCTGTCGCGAAAACATATCCTCCGGTGTCTCCTTTAACCGTTCCGTATGGTCCAGGGGGTCTCGTAAATGCAATACCATAATCGCTAAAATGAATTGCCAGACCAGAAGCGGCGTCCGATATAGATATTGATTGCATCTGTTCATTGGGAAACTTTAAAATAATATCCGGCACATCAACGCCGATTTCAAAGGCAGTTAATTCTTCATAAGCGCTTACCGCACTATCCATTTTTATCTGCCATTGATAATAATTGAATGAATATCTACCTTCACTAAATTCTCGCCATTGCGTCGCACTTATACCATCGATAGAATCTGCAAACCTCCACCAAATCGATTTGCCGTTTGTATAACGGATATCGTTAATACGAACTTCACAGGCCAGGTTTCTACCCAAACTCAAAATTTCGGTTTCGTAAATTCCCTCTTCCATCGTTGGAGTATCGCAATAAACATCGGTAATATCGCTACATAGATCATCTGTATTATCGCTGCAATAATCAATTACGTCCAATATTATTCGATTATTAAGTTTATAACAATCGGTCAAGGTTCCGTTTAATTCCGGGAACGCATTAAATGCGACAATAATATTTGCCATCGGTATTGAGTTTACGGTAATATCATCGGTTATCATGTCGGAATAAAGACCGTTTTTACCGATGGCCCGGATTCCATAAACCGATCTTCCAATGGATATATTGTTATCAATGTACTTTGATCCGATAACCCTAGTATTGACTATTTGGCCGAATTCCCAATTAAGATTGGATGGGTCCAGCCTACGGATTTCCACCCCTAAAATATCCCCAAATGTTGACCACCGGTGTACAACTTGCCTCATATCCTGGTATATCATATACGCAATTATACCGAATGATTTAGGCATTAAAATATCGTCAGGATATCCAGGCGAACCGGGACGGGTTTCCATCTTTAACCATCGAATATGCGCCCCGACAACCTGCCCTGATCCGACTATTTCAGTTCGAAATTTTAATCCGTCAAAATCAAGACTATGCCGAATTGATGTGACTGCATAAAAATCCTGGGTGCTCGAAATTCGTGAGTCGATTGCCTCAACACAAGAGAAAATATCCATTTGTGGGAAAAACGGCATTTCAATCCTGACTGAACCAATAATATTTTTCAAATCATCTAACGCGCTATTTCCCATTGCAAACGCCTCTGATGGTGTATCAATGAGGCTTGTATTTTTTTCTCCGATAGTCATTGCTTTTCGGCCAAATTCATTAATCGAATCTTGATCAAAAACAGTGATACTATTTGGCTTCCCGGTTGATTTATCGGTAAACGATACGGTCACAACATTTCGTATATCAGTATCCTTTATTTCCAACTCTTCAACATAGAAATCATCCATATAATCAAGGGTGAAATCAGGACTTGTTTTAGTGCGAGGCGGCTGCAAAAGCATTAATCTAAATTGTCCTATTGTGGAATCTAGTTTATAACCGCACCACCATCCAAACTGTGAAACGATTTGTTGAATAGCATCCCATATTGTTTGGTATTCGCACCGATAGGGGGTAATCATAAAACCTGTCGCAACCGGACAATATAATGAGACTTGTTCCGTTCCTAATTGTCCCGTTCCTAAATTATCGTTGATAATTTGCTGAATAACAGTTTCTGCTAATATTCCTGAATCACTGCCATAAGTCCTCACAGTTTCAATATAAGTATCTTGTAATCGTTTGGATAAATCGCGGCATTGGCAAACAAGTGTTCCATCTTCGGCATTTGGTTTAATACTATCCCCCAAATATCCATGAAAAATTGTTAACCAATCTGCTTCAACCGGTAAAAATCCGAGAGAAAGCACCGCAACTTTTATCATGACTTCCCGATTCGGCCAGATTAACGGGGCGTATTGTCCATTAAATTGATTCCATGGCGAATTTCGATCCCGTGGTGAAAAATTATAATCTTGTCTATTTTTTAACGTAAAAGTTAGAGTACGGGCCATGCCATCGGCACCACTTGATTCCGCTCCCACTCCCGATGTATCGCCAAGCTCCACGGAAAAATTCGTAACATAATCATGCAATTCAACCCAAGTTTGACCATCCGGTCGGCCAATATAAAAAAGGCAGTGGATTGCTCTATTGGTCGCTATCAATTAGGATCACCTCACTGCTCAATAATAGTTAAATCCAAATCTCTTCCCCGGCTATCCCAACCGGAATCGCCTTGAAAAGGCCTCCGGGAATCGGAAGATACTTCGATAAAGACCTTGATACTATTTAACGATGGTGTTCCACCAAATTCATCAAGCCAAAAATCAACTTCGCACCACAAAACCGAATCTAAGTAGCTAATGATTGTGTCATATTGGGCATTTGTTAAAACGGCAGATTTTAATTTCCATTGCCTTTTTATAGGTACAAATCCATTTATATCCATTCGCATTTTTCCACCGGCTGTCCGCTTTCGCTGCCCTAAAATTTCACGGGTAATTTCCTGAGAAGTTACCCGTGGTATCTCAATCGTTTGATTAATATAAGCAATTCCCATTAAAACGTCACCCCATTTAAAGCCAGCCCTCTGGATCGGCTATTTTCGTTTTGTGCCTGATTAACTTTACGTTTAAAGTCGTCCCATCCATACACATCACCATTGATAATAATACTTCCACCGCCATTACCCAAAGTTGCCATTTGTTTTCCATTTAAAATCCATTCACCTTCATTTTCAGCAACGGAAACCACTCGGCCCCCTGGCGTATATGGAACATATCCTCCCGTGGCATATTTTGGAAGTTCTACATTAAAACGTGTTAAAGCGATTTTAAATCCTTCGGGTACATTCCGTAAAGCCTCGGTAGCTTCTTTCGTTGTCTTGGTTTCTTTGGCTTTTGCCTCAACCGAATCCCAAGTCGCATCCTTTATGGCTTGAAGTGCTTCTTCCAATCCACTCTCATCGATTGTTGCAATATGGACTCCGAGCCAGCCTAATAACCAGTTGATAGCATTGGCTATCGCATTGTAGAATTTGGCAATACCCAATGATACTAGTGCAACCGCAATTCCAAAAAGTTTTAATATGGGGAATATCGCTTGGAGAATGGGTTTTAGCACTTGACCTAAAATAGTTCCAATAACCATTAAGATTGGGGCTAAAGTGTCATTCAAGATTTGGATAATCGGAATAAAAGGCTCCAATATCTTTCCCAACGTATCAGCAAAAATTTGCAATATTGAATTAGTCATTTCCAACAAGGTTTTAAAAGTTTCGGATTCCATTAATATTCCAACAATGGCACCAATAATTGCCCCCCAAGGTCCCGCTGCCGACCCCATCTCAGCCCCTTGCATAGCGCTGCTGAGAATCGGCATCCGGGAGGTAAGGTTGTTAATCGCTTTATCCTTAATGCTTCTTAGTCCTTCGCCAAAATCACCCAATCCTTTGGATGCTTTTTTGATATCGTCGGTCATGGTTTTTAGAAATGCGGTAAAATCTCGATAAGATGCCTGGTCCTGGGTTATCCGCCCTCCACTCTTTCCGTTGGTATCTTTGCCAGATGCTTTGACGGACTCCTGATCATTAGTAACTTCACCAGGTATTTTACCTTGATCAATTTGTCTTTGATATGCTTCTGCCTGTTTTTGTTGCTTTATTTGTGCAACATAATCTTCCCAAGTCGGAGGATAATTTTTGTTTGACTTTGAATAATCAAAATTTTGCTTTGGATAACTGAATTTCGGCTTTGAATTACCAGAATCAGATATTCCCATTAACTCATTGAGTTTTTTTCGAGCTTCCTCTAGTTTATTTAATGCATTTTGATATTTTTTTTCAAAATCCGGTGTCCATTCGATTCTTAAATTGTTTTGATCTGCATTCATCGCGGTTTCAACTGCACCAATCCCATGGCCTTGTAATTCTTTGGCAGCATTAACCAGTTTCGCGTCGTTACGCGCTTTTTCCATTCTTTGCAATTCTTGTTCCCAGTATTGTACAGTATATTGGGCTTCGCTGACATTATTAATACTTGCTATATTTCCACTTGCTGCTTTTGCCTGTTTACTAATCTCCCCAATGATACTTATTATACCATAGAGTGCTAATGCTAACGCCCCAATCCCTAATAATACCGACCCACCGACTAAAAATGGAGTGAACGTGGGGAATAAATATGACATTGCTTCAGTTAATGTAGCTGCACCACCAATAACACTTTGAAAAGCAAAACCAATTTTCGTTATACCATTTATGGCCATAATATACCAACCAGGATCGGTTTGCAAAAGGCCCCCCAAAATGTCCCCTAACTTAAACTTTGAAGACTCCTCTTTCATCTTTGTAAACATTTGAGTAACAGTATCGGAAATTTTTCCTACAATTGTAATCAATCTATCGGCAAACGCTGCCATCGATACTTCCATTTGGATCAATGTATTTTGAAATTGGGTATCATCAATTTTCAATTTAACGGTTATTTCCTGTTCAGACACCATTTATACCACCCCATCTTCGGGTATATTTAATCCCTTTGCTCGAGCCAACTTTATTAACTCCTCATCTTCATCATCCACCGGTTGGATCTCAAGATTTCGAGCCCGACGGTGTTCTTCAATCATCTGTTTCAGATCCGGCAGCTTACCGCCAAAGCCGCTGGCTGCAACGTAACCACTAATCCAAGCCTGCCAGATCATTAGCTCTTCTTCACGTTCTTGCAATTTATTTTGATAGTTATCGAATCCCCGCAACTTCGCACCGAATTCCCCGGGGGTCATCCTGCCAAATTGGTCCGGGGTCAAGTTTAAAACCCCATAGGCCACCGGTTCGATTTCTTGAATATACTCCGAAAAGCGGAGGTAGACCTTTACTTTTCCGTCTCCTCCGCCGGTTGGTTTCCCCCGGTTTCACCCATCAAACCACTTTTTATAAGCCCCTCAACAATTTTATCCGAAAAAACCGTTAACGCCTGGAACAAATTGCTTTTTTGTCCAACCATATAGTTTTGGATTAAATCGCCAACTTTCTCCACGGTAAGGGTGCGGTCCTCATGTTTCAACCCGCCCCATAATAAAATCCGGATTGAATCAAATCCCAACCGTTCTTGTTGTAATAAGGCCGTAATCCCGCTTTTGGTTTCCCGTTCAATATCGGCAATGGCATTGATGTCATATCGTAAATGCCGCGGCCTGTCAAAATAGTTAAACTCGACTACATTCAACATGGTTAACCCTCCCTGTAATATAAAGGTCCGACGCCGGTAAAGCTAATTTTTTCTTTTATCAATTCATTGGTTGGAATGGTTATATTGCCGGTTTCAATGATGCCATAGCCTTCAAACCGGGTCTTGGGGGTACCGAAATCGGTGTATAGTGCCAAAATGACTTCTGTCCCGATTTTGCTTATAAATGCATTATCCGTTACCCAGAACTTTTCGGCACTTCCTTTCCAACTCTTTTCGCCAATTACATATTCGCTCCATTCATTGGACTCGAAACAAGTGGTTTCCAAGGTCTTCACCGCTGTTTGCACCGACCAGTTGAAAAATCCTGCCGCTTGGGATACGGTCACATATTTGCCGCTTACCGTTACCGTGTCCCCGGGATTTAAGGAAGAATCAAAAACGATAACTCCACCCGCATATTCCACCGTAAAACCCGAGGTTTGAACAACACTATTTTTTTTCACCGTTACTAAGATATTTTTATCCCAGTATCTTTTCGTGGAATTTGTAATCTTATAGCGTTTATAACTTGAACTGGCGGTAGTCGCCTCATCGGTAAAACTCACCGCCGGATCCGCAGTTTGAACCAAAACGGCTCCAACTTTTCCTGACATGCTCATTTTGCTTGCACCTCCAAAATTGGTTCATTTTCATCAGTGTTCTTGTAATGACTTAATTGAAACGATAGGGCCGGTGGATGACCGGCCCCGTTTAAAATTTTCATTCATCAGCTGGCGGTATAAGTAAGTACGCCGGTACCGGTCAACTCAAACTTAATCGTCACTTTATCAGCGACGGGCACGCCGACGTCAAAACTGGTAACCACTACATTTCCGGAGAAAGACGGATTTGCACTGGAAGTCAGTTGGATCTTTGCAACGATGGAAGAACCACCGGTGTTTAGAATGGAGTTCATCAGAGTCTGTTGGCCGTTGGTGTCGTCGGATTTGAAGTTACATGTCGCCGAGATTTTCCAGTTTTTCGTTCCCATGATGTTTTCGGTCCATTCACTGGAGTCGAAATTGGTGACGTCAATGATTTTTGAGCCGGCGTTCAACGATACATCCGATACTTCCGCCACTTTGTTCGACCCTAAATACAAACCTGCATTCTTACCAGAAATAGCCATTTTGATTTCCCCCTGTTTTTTGATATTGGATTTATTAAAAGCGGTAGGAAAAATCCGCTATTAAACAGCTAAGCCGCTTTTAATAATTAAAGATAAAATCCAGTTTACGAAAGTAAGTCCCGGTATCCGCTTGGTAACCATCGACCGTACTCACTTGTAATACGGATTGCACAATGACCCCGCCGGTACCGCCCATAACTCCCGAATAATCCCGGAAAGCCTCTTTTACTTGTTTGGCAACATCGACGATTGAGCTGTAAGTCGTGCCCCAACAAATAAATTGAAAACGGGACATGGTTGTGCCCGGATCGTCCCCCAGACTATGATCATCAAAACCGTAAATCAATTGATAAGTGATCGCCGGTGATGGATCATTCTCCGGTCGTATCAACGGATAAACACGGTTTCCGATCAGTGGAACCAACCCGGAATAAGTACTCAAATAATTATAAATTGCAGTTTCAATCTCCACGTACTTTGTCACCTCACTTTGAATATTTATTCTCAATTAAAAACTGATGATGTCATCGGATTCGTTTGTACATCTCGAAGCGAAACAAAAAAGGAAGTCTATACGAATAGACCTCCTATTCCCAACTTTCTTGCCGGTTTGAATCTTACTGTTGTAAACAGCATTAAACCTCGATTCGGCAAACCTTTGTTTTATTGAATTTTAAAGTAACTTGCCGAATTCAGGTTAAATACTCTTTCTAATGTTTCGGACAACTTTCCATAATACAATTTTAACTCATAATCCATCCTGAAAACTGCAACTTTTTTGCACCGGAAACAATAGCTTTTTTATTCCCCAAAACCCATGAAAAAAATCCGTATTCACCGGTGGGGTCCCGGTAACACCATTAATTCAACGTCTGTCGGGTGACCATCGCAAAAAAATACGCCGCCACGAAAAAGCAGATGAGCATTTGCCACCAGCAATGTTTCATCTTCTTCCAATACGTATTTATTTAACTCCAATCAACATTAATAAGTATATTTTCAAGATTCTTCTCCTGGTTTAATTGAAATCAAATGACTCAATCTGCTTAACAAGACAATATCGCCCGTTCCATGAGTTCCAATTTAAACTTTTTGTCCCGGAGGAAATCTTCAGCTCCGGGACGTTAAGAAAAGGAGGTGGATAATTGCCGGAGAATACCATCAATTCGCCTTCGCCAATTAAAAACTGATGGTGTCACCGGATTCGTTTGTCAATTTCAAGTGAAACAAAAAGGAAGTCTATACGACTAGACCTCCTATTCCCGGCTTTCTTGCCGGTCTGTGAATCCCGCTGTTTTAAACCGTACTAAAAGTTCTTTCACTCTCGGACAACTTTCCACAATACAATTTTAACTCATAATCCATCCCGAAAACTGCAACTTTTTTGCACCGGAAAAAACTTAATTACACCAAGCCATCCGTTAAGATCCGCATTCACCGATGGGGTCCCGTTAACACCATCAATTCACCGACTGTCGGGTGGCCATCGCAAAAAAATACGCCGCCACGAAAAAGCAGATGAGTGTTTGCCACCAGCAATTTTTCACCAGAAAGAACGCTAAAAACGTTAAAAAGACGATCCCCAGGCAATTAAAAAGTATTCTCATTTTAATCTTCATTCCTTTCACTTTGTTCAATCACAAACTACTAAGAAAAAAGCCCCTTCGCTTTACTACTATTTTTTACGAATAACCAAGAACGAATAACCAATAACGGTTTTAGACGATAAACCCCAGCCGAGCGCCGATCTCCGTCACGATCCCCTTCTTCCAATAGTAGAAGGTTCTGAGTGAAATATTAAGTTTCTGGACGATCCCTTCGTCCGTAAGCTCGCATTTAAAATACTTCTCTTCAATTAATGCCAGTCGAATCTTGGCCTCGGGCTGAGCGGAACCGGCCAACCTTTCCAGCACGTATTCAATGGCTTCCACATGCCGGATCATCTCGCGCAACTCCAGTCCACTCAGAATATTCCGTTTATAATCCATGATCTGCTCCGCCTTTTTGGCGGTTGGATCTGAAAAATGGAATTGTTTGCGCCCATGGATGTAATCATGGCTGTAGCCTTGACTATAGTTGGGACTACATTCTTCCGATCCCTCCACGCTTTTTGATTTTTTGGCGGTGGATGTATAAAAGTTATAATTGCCGGTGGTTGACGGCGCCGCCATATCGTCAATCTCTTCAATAATCTCTTGAATCTGCTTTTTCATCAATTTATAAGTATACAAATCTTGCTCAATCACCTTAAAATTAGCCTGCCGTTTTTGCTTCGGCCAAGGATCCCGCGGTTTCATTTCGATCCCTCTTTCATGGTAAGGTATTATACCGTTGCTTTCATTTGATAGAATTATAAACTGGAAGCAACTTAGTCTAGCAAGACCAATTCGCTTCAATTTTATATAGATGAATGCGAATTGGTATTATTCCATTTTAGCGTTCAAAAGTTTTTTGACAGCTGTCAACAACCGGCTAATCTCAAATTGCGGGAACCTCCGGGGGATTTCCTCAGCCCATATGCTAATCTCAAGCTCCGAAGCCTCGCGCACAAAAAGCTGGATACATTCATTGGTAAGTAATAATACGGCTTCTTGAAACTCTATATCGGAACTTCGTGTAATTTCACTCATGTACTTTCCCCTTCACAATTGATAACATGTAAATTCTTTATAACAAGATTTTGGTGGACAGATTTACAGGATTTAAGTGATTTACAGAATTTGTATATTTCCACTATACTGCATTTCGATGAATGGCCGATGAATCGATAAATTTCGGAAAATATGACGACGATTTTCAATTTATTATTGGTTGATCCTGTCTAAATAAGGTCTTGGAAAGATTAAATGTTTTATAATTCAATTTGATGATAATAGGCCATTACCCGTTTGATATGGGTTCCCGCCAAACGTAAGGCTTCGGCGGGGGTCCGGTTGGGTCCGGCGTTATAATACGCCAGGATTAATTCCTTATTGCCGCCCGCCTTTTTGGATAGAGCGGACATAAAACGAAACCCGGCCGCCATGGTATCCCGCCAATCATAGAAACTGCCCCGGCCGTATTGTAAAAAAGTCCGGTAAGTGACCTGGAGTGGCCCCCGTTCGCCCAAAGCCCCCACCGCCGCCGGGTTACAGGAACTTTCCTGCGTCATGGCCGCCAGAACCAATTTTAACTCCAAATCGCTATGCCAAACATTCCATAAAAAATGATAGGCTAAGCTTTTCACCCGCGGCTCGGAAATTTTACCGGATTTACGGATGTGGCCTTTGACCGCCCGGACTTCCCGGATGATCTCATCAATGGCTTCCATTCTTTGGTTCAATTGGCGTTGAATGCTTTCCAATTCCTCATGATTTCGATGGATCTCTTTCTCAAGCTTCCCCACCCGCCCGGCCAGGTCCCGGATATTGGTCCCCACCATCATAAACTTCCCGATGATGAACCCCAATTGAAACCCAATGATACCAACCAAAACCCAAACCAATTTATTGTTTTTCAACGCAGACCACCTTCCCATGATCAAGATCCCTCCCATTCTACCGTTCTTTACTCAAAAACATACTCTTACCAACAAACGCCGTATGCTATTACATACTGATACGTGATACACACGCTTACTTTACGCCTCTGGGCCTTACACTCCACGCGATTTCTTTACAAATCCCCTTTGTTTTCTTTCCCGGCTGGCCGCTTCTCATCAAGATTACCGGCCAAATAAACCAAAGGCGCCACGCAAAAAATTATCACAAATAACACCGACGCCAAAAATTTTAAATCATTCA